GGCAACAGCACTAGCTCTGGAGCACGGATATAAAAATGCAGCTTACCAAATTGACCATAAAAATGAAAGACAAAAGGCTGGCATAAAAGACCTTGACCCGGCTGGATTTAATACTAACTTTTATAAGGGTAATACTATTGAGATGCCTAGTAGCAAAGGTCACCCTGCTGAGGGTTTACCAAAGACTAAAACTATTCCATCGGATAAGCAAACAATAAATGCATACCCTGAGCTTTTGGCTAAGTTTTTACCTGGAGGATTATTCACCTCTAGCGCAAAGAAAAAAGAGAAGAAGAGTACTAATACGGAAAAAACTAAAACAGCGAGAAGTAAAGTCAGGAAGAACCAAAGGTCAGTTTTATCAAGTAGCTATGCAACGTCTTCCAATAGTAAATCGTTGAAAACTATATTAGGGAGATAGTAATGGCGAAAGGTACAAAGAACACGGATTACTTTAAAAGATGGACGGACATCAAAGATGAAAGGTCTACCTTCTTTGGTCATTGGCAAGAGCTCAGTGAGTATGTCCTTCCAAGGAGAGGAAGATTCCTCACCTCTAAACGTAATGATGGTTCTAAGAAGAATGGCAAGATAATTGACTCCACCGGCACTATGGCAGTAAGAACTCTAAGTGCTGGAATGATGAGTGGTATTACTTCTCCGGCACGCCCTTGGTTTAGATTGGCAACTCCTGATGCAGCACTAATGGAACAGAGCGATATTAAGCAGTGGCTCTATGCTGTTGAAAAAAAGATGCGCGAAATCTTTTCCAGGTCAAATCTGTATAACTCTTTGCAAACAACCTATGAGGAGCTCGCAGTATTTGGAACTGGAGCAATGCTGGTAAACGAAGACCATGATGATGTTATTCGTTGCTATCCATTTACAGTAGGTGAATATGGTCTGTCATTATCCTCAAGGCTTAGTGTTAATACTTTTTATAGAGAATTCCAGATGACAGTAGCCCAGGTTGTAGAGCAGTTTGGCTATGAGAATTGTTCCGACCCAGTTCAATCGATGTTCAAGAGTGGACAGCTCGACAAGTGGGTAGACATCATGCACGTCATCGAACCGAACACAGCTAGACAATACAACATGAAAGATAATAAGAATATGCCTTTCACTTCGTGTTACCTGGAGAAGGCATCGAAGAATGAGCGCAAGCTTTCATCAAGTGGATATGAAGAGTTTCCAATATTAGCACCACGATGGCACGTTACCGGAGTTGATATTTATGGACGTTCTCCAGCTATGGATGTACTTGGAGATGTTAAAGCCTTACAGATTGAACAGAAAAGAAAAGCCCAGGGTATCGATAAAATGGTTAACCCACCACTCCAGGCACCGTCCTCACTTCGTGGACAAACAGCCACTGTATTACCTGGTGGGGTCACATATGTAGACACTATGCAGGGAGCCCAGGGAGGATTCCGTCCTACTTATGAGGTCAACCCAAGGTTAGCAGAGCTGCAACAGGATATTCAAGAGACTCAATATCGCATCCGCCAGGGATTCTATTCAGACCTATTCCAAATGTTAACTATGTCAGATAGGAGGCAGATTACCGCTAGAGAGATAGACGAAAGGCATGAAGAGAAGTTATTGATGCTGGGGCCAGTCCTTGAAAGATTGCATACAGAATTGCTTGACCCACTTATAGATAGGACATTCAACATTATGATGCGGAATGATTTACTCCCGACACCTCCAGAAGAGTTGAGTGGTGTAACTTTGAAGGTTGAATATATCTCGGTAATGGCACAAGCCCAGAAAGCAATTGGTACTGGAGCTATTGAAAGACTCGCTGGCTTTGTTGGCAATATGGCCGCGACTAAACCAGAGGTACTAGACAAGTTTGATGCAGACCAGTCGGTTGATGAATACGCTGAAATGATTGGGGTACCACCAAAAGTAGTTGTTTCAGATGATGTAGTTGAAGAAATTCGTCAAGAGAGAGCAGCTCAAATGCAACAACAACAAATGATGGAGCAAATGAACCAGGGAGTTCAAACAGCAAATGCTGGCGCCCAAGCTGCAAAAGTTATGAGCGAGACTGATACCGATGGTGAAAGCTTACTGAACAATATTATTGGCGGTATATCTTAGGTGAATGGTAATAGAGATTGATGATGCAATAGAAGCAATAAAGGTGATTAAACACCAGGAACCACTGCATATGTTGGAGCACGAATCAATGCTGGTGACGCTAAGGTTTTTAAAGAAATTAGGGTTCCACCATGTCTCTTTAACTGAAGAGAGTAAGGTGCGCGACAATTAAGTTGCAAAAACTATGAGATAGTGAGAAATATGTCAAAAGATTTTAATGCCTCTGACGAGAAGAGCGTCAAGAGAGCCAAACAAAAAGATAAAAATATTCGCGATACTGAGATAGAAGATATACGTCTTCTTCTCTCCAAGCAATGGGGCAGACGCCTAGTTTGGAGAATCCTGGAACAGACAGGACAGTTTCGCACCAGTTTCACCGGGAATAGTACGACTTTCTTTAACGAAGGCGCTAGGAATATTGGCCTATGGCTGGTGGATGAAGTGTTGTCGGCGGATACAGATATGTATTTGTCGATGATAAAAGAAAACAATAAACAAGGAGATCAAAATGCCTGAAGATACAGACACTTTGCTTACAGCCAACACCAATGAGGATGGGGACGTACAGCAGGCAGACAACTCACCTACGGACGAAGTAACAACGCAGTCCCAGGAGAGCGATGCTGCTACAACAGAAGGGAACGAAGAAAGTACTGAACAGGAGGCAGGTGCCCCACAAGAGTATGAAGTATTCGATATACCGGAAGACTTTAGTTTTAATGAGGATACCCTCGCTGACTACCACGAGTTCGCGAAAGAAAACAACCTGACGCAAGAACAAGCTCAAAAGGGTGTTGATATGGTAGCCGCAATGAAACAAGCCGAAATGGAACAGTGGGTGCAGCAACAGAAATCCTGGGTAGACGAAGCAAAAAGCGATGCTGATTATGGTGGAGATAAATTCGATGAGAATATATCTGTCGCAGTAAAAGCGCGAGATAGCTTTGGAAGCCCTGAGTTTAATGAGATGTTGGATACATCAGGTTTGGGTAACCATCCTGAAATGATTCGATTTCTCTACAGTGTAGGAAAAGCGATTTCTGAGGATAGGGTAGTGGTGGGTGGAGCCCATGCTACTCAAAAGACTCGTGAATCAGTACTTTATCCATCAATGTCCAATTAAATAATAACAGGAGAAAATAATGGCAACATTATCCACAACAAACCCTACTTTAGCCGATGTGGCAAAGAGGTATGACCCAGATGGTAAGATTGATACTATCGTAGAGCTATTATCGGAGACTAATGAATGTCTCGATTCTATGAGCTTTATTGAAGGAAATCTTCCAACCGGGCATAAAACCACTATTCGTTCAGGACTACCAAGTTCAACTTGGCGTAAACTGAACTATGGTGTTCAACCTTCAAAAAGTACAACTGTTCAGGTAACTGATACAGCTGGTATGCTTGAGGCATATGCTGAAGTCGATAAGGCACTAGCTGACCTTAACGGCAATACAGCTTCTTTCCGTCTGTCTGAAGACCGTGCTTTCCTTGAATCAATGAACCAAACAATGGCTAACACATTGTTTTATGGCGACACTGGAACTGACCCAGAGAAGTTTATGGGATTAGCTCCTCGCTATAATTCAACCTCAGCAGAGAGCGGTGACAATATTATCCTGGGAGGAGGTTCAGGCTCAGACAACACATCCATTTGGTTAGTTGTTTGGGGGCCAAATACCTGCCATGGTATCTACCCGAAAGGTTCACAAGCTGGTCTGAAACATGAAGACCTTGGTGAAGTTACTCTGGAAGATGCAGCATCAGGTAAATATCAAGGTTACCGTACTCACTATAAGTGGGACATCGGTCTGACTTTGAGAGACTGGCGCTATGTGGTTCGCATACCAAACATTGACGTTTCTGACTTAACTAATGATGCAGCCTCTGGTGCAGAGTTGGTTGACCTTATGGTTCAGGCAATCGAGAAGGTTCCTAACTTAGGTCTAGGTCGTGCGTCATTCTATGGCAACCGCACAATCTCTTCATACCTACGCCGCCAGATTACAAACACTAATAATGTTCGTATCGGCATGGATGAAGTAGCAGGGAAGCGTGTATTGAATTTTGACGGTATTCCGTTTGGACGCAATGACGCTATTACTAACACCGAAGCCCTAGTAAGCTAAGGATTAACATAGGAGAAAAATATGATAATTGACTACAATCTTCAATTTTCTGATGCTCAGGCTTTAACGGTTGATGCAGCGTCTACTAATATTATTGACCTTGGCTCAGACCGAGATATTGGTGTAGGCGAGGAAATGAAAGTAGCTTTGAACTTTGACGTTGCTATGGGAGGCACTTCGCCAACTCTATCTGTCCTAGTTCAAACAGATGATAACTCTTCATTCAGTTCTGCTACAACAGTTCTAACATCTCGCTCTATTGCAGCTGCTGCTATTGGCGATACGTTAGTTCTGGGGTTACCAGATACGAATGAGCGTTATGTACGTCTGTACTACGATGTTGGGG